GCTACAGCAATAATATCCATGACCCAGGCCATGCTACAAACAAAGGTATTACCCAGGCTACCTACAACGAATGGCTAGCCAAGCTTGGTAGACCTAAAAGGTCTGTAGCTTTAATTACGGATGCAGAAGTAGAAGCAATCTACAAAGCAAACTATTGGGATGCTGAGGAATGTGATAAGCTACCCTATGGGCTAGACTACGCTGTATTTGATTGGGCTGTTAACTCAGGTACTGTAAGGGCTGATACAGCTATTGATAAGGTTAAGGAGCTTAACCCTAGTGCTAGTGTTGAAAGCCTTATTAATCTTTACATGGCTGAGCGGTTAACCTTCCTACAGAAGCTTTCAAACTGGAAATATTTTGGTAAAGGGTGGGCTAACCGCGTAGCATCGGTAAAGGCCCTAGCCCTGAAGATGGCTAAGAACAATGCTACTAAGGCAACAACTGAGCTTGTTAAAGACAAGCCTAAAATTGAGGTACCAACTATGAACGGTTCTAAAACCTATATCCTATCGGCTATCCTTGCCGCTATTGCTACTACGCTTACTGCCGTAGGCAGCCTGGACCCTAAAACGGGTGTAGGCGCTGTGCTTGTGTCTGCTATCTTGTTTGCTTTGCGGCATGGTATGTCCACCAGCGTAGCCTACATTATCCAAACTCTTAGTGGTATTTTGCAGCAGGCTTTGATTAGCTCAGCCCCTGATGAAGCTAAGATTGCAGGGTTTGTAAAGGCGGCTGTAGCTGAAGCGCTTGCTGAGCAGGCAGCATCAAATGCAAAGCCTGTGGAAGTACAGGTAGTAAAGTAATATGCTTAAATACCTTGTTGTTCTGCGTTATATTTTGCAGCTATTAGGCTTTGTTGCAAAAGAAATTAATGACGCAGAACAACAAAAGGTAGGGCAAGATCAACAGCAATTAAGGCAGAATAGGGTAGACCTAGATGCAATCCACAAAGCTAACCAGGCTGCTACTGCTGCTGTTGACAAGTTTAGGGATATTTGGGTGCAGTAACTTCATGCACCCTCTAACTAAGCCTACACCAAGTGTAAGTGCAATATGTTTAATCCCGTATATGGGGGAGTTTAGGGCTTCAAAAAATGACACAAGAGCAAGTCAAGAATGGGCAACTGGCCACAACGCGGCCTACGGCGCAATCTGCAAAAAGTAAGGCTGTTAAAGTGGCTGATATGGAACAAGTTATAGAGGCAACCGTTAAGAAAACCCTTATGGAATTGGGCTTAGATACAGATAATCCAATTGAGTTACAAAGGGATTTTGCCCACCTTAGAACATGGCGTGAAAGCATTGAAGAAGTGAAGCGCAAGGGCTTTCTTGCGGCTGTTACTGTGGTGGTAACAGGTGCCTTGGGGTTATTTTGGGTTGCTTTCAAAGGAAGCCTGCACTAAATCTTGTGTTTTGCCACACTTTGCGCTAGGTGTGGGCAATGTGGCCTAGTGATGCACAAATAAATGAAGAAAAACGGGCTTTTGTAAGGGCCTGGTTGAAGATAAGCGACCCTTTTAAGGCCGCTGTTGCTGTATTTGGCCCACTTCAAGCGAGCAAATGCCTTAAGGTTGCTGATGAATGGCCTAAAGACTCTCTTGTATTGGCTCTTAAAGAGGAATTGCTAGAAGAAAATGGTGAAGAAGCCTTTTTACCCAGCAAAGCCGAGCTTGCACGGCGGGTAATTGATACAGCAGATGGTTTTATCCAAGTAGAAAATAAGCTTAAAGCCCTAAGGCTGTATGCTGAAGTTATGGGCTTCATTGCTAAGCCTGAAAACGATAATGGGCCTAAAGGTGCCGGTGTTGTAGCGGTTACTTTAACCCCGAATGAGGCTAAATTATGAGTGCAGAAATTACTGTATTGCCCGGTGTTGTCAGAATTACAGAAGAGCAAAGTAAAGTGCCGGTAGAAAGGGTACTGAAAAGTGCTATGGATGCAAACCTAGCCACTGTTATTATAGTTGGCTTTGATAAGCTAGGCACTAGGCATATTTATAGTTCAGAGGGTAACTATTTTGCTAGCGTAGGCAAACTATATGCTGCTGCTAACTGGCTAGCGTGTGGAACACCTACAGAAGAATGAAACTTACAACCAAACAATTGTTAGCTGAAATAATACTAGCTAGTGTTGCTACCTATGTTATGTTGTTCGGTGGTTCTAGGTCTGGTAAAACCTTTCTTATTGTGCGTAGCATTGTGGTTAGGGCTATTAAAGCCCCCTTTTCGCGGCATGTTATTTTAAGGTTTAGGTTTAGCCATGTAAAGCAATCTATTATGCTTGATACTTTCCCTAAGGTCATGTCTCTGTGCTTCCCTGGTATGGCATACAAACTAGACAAGGTAGATTACTTTGCAACCCTACCTAATGGTTCTGAAATTTGGTTTGGTGGCCTAGATGATAAAGAACGTACAGAAAAGATTTTGGGTAAAGAGTTTGTTACTATATTTCTGAATGAGTGCAGCCAAATATCATGGAATGCTGTGGGCTTAGTGATTACTCGCTTAGCTCAGAAAGCTATGCAAATTATTGATGGGGTAGAGGTTGGCTATCTTACACCTAGAATGTATTTTGACTGCAACCCACCCTCTAAGCTTCATTGGACTTATCTTCTATTCATTAAGCATCTTAATCCTGATAATGTTAAAACCCCGATAGCACACCCTGAAAGGTATGCACACTACAAGCTTAATCCTCAGGATAACGCAGAAAACTTAACTGAAGGCTATATTGATACCCTGAGTGGGCTTAGCCCTAGGTTGCGTAAGCGCTTCTTAGAAGGGGAATTTGCAGATGGTGTTGCTAATGCATTGTTCACTGATGAAACTATAGATAAGTGGCGTGAAACTGATTTAAGCAAGCTACCCAAAATGGTGCGTATTGCTATTGGTGTAGACCCTTCAGGCTCAGATGATGCAGACAATGCAGATAATGATGAAATAGGTATTGTTGCAGCCGGTCTAGGCATTGATGGTAACGCCTATATATTGCGTGACCATACTATTAAAGCAGGGCCTGGTGTTTGGGGTAAGGTTGCTACACAGCTATATGATGATTTGCAAGCTAACCTTATTGTGGCTGAAGTCAATTTTGGGGGTGCAATGGTCAAGCAAACTATCCAAGTTGCACGGCCTGGTACGCCATTTCTAGCGGTGACGGCCTCTAGGGGCAAGCACATACGGGCTGAGCCTTTCTCAGCCCTGTATGAGGCCGGAAAGGTACGTCACGCGGGGGATTTTTCAGAATTAGAGGCGGAGTTAACCAACTTCACCACAGTAGGTTTTGTGGGCAGTAAAAGCCCCAATAGGGCAGATGCTGGTATATGGGCCTTGACTGCCCTATTCCCTGGGCTTACAAAACCCAAAGAAGATAATAGCCAAGTGCAGGTTATCCCCACAGTTTCAATGTTCAATAAGAAAGTTAGGTAATTATGACTGATATAGAATTGAATGATGAAACTGGTGATGAAAATACTAGCAAACGCAATGAAGCTAAATTGCGTGAAGTGCACGAAGAAGCACTAGCAGACTTTACCCGCGTTCAAACTATTATGAAAGATGAACGTGACCAGTGTCTAGAAGATAGGCGTTTTTATTCTATTGCTGGTGCACAATGGGAAGGCCCATTAGGTGAGCAATTTGGCAATAAGCCCAGGTTTGAAGTAAATAAAATACATCTTTCTGTTATTCGTATCTTTAATGAATACCGCAATAATCGAATTACTGTTAATTTTGTGCCTAAAGATGGCTCAAAAGGGGGTAAGCTTACTGATACATGCAATGGGCTTTATAGGGCTGATGAACAGAATAGCGGTGCTGAAGAAGCCTATGATAATGCATTTGAAGAAGGTGTAGGGGGCGGTTTTGGTGCATGGCGTTTACGTAATGATTATGTAGATGATGAAGATGAAGATGATGATGAACAATGCATTTATATAGAGCCTATTTTTGATGCTGATAGCTCAGTTTATTTTGACCCTGATGCAAAAAGGCAAGATAAATCTGATGCTAATTACTGCTATGTTCTTTCTTCAATGACACATCAAAGATTTAAGGCTGAGTACCCTGATGCAGTTTGGCCCACGTCTTTCCCTAAGACTACCAAAAGCACACAATTTGATTGGTATACCCCTAGTGTAGTGTATATTGCTGAGTACTACAAGGTAGAAAAAGTAGCAATTACGCAAATAACCTATACCGGCCTTAGTGGTGAAGTGCAGAAGTATGATAAAGCTGCCTTTGACGATAAAGAAGTAGGGCCTGAGCTTAAGAAACAACTTGCAGCTACTGGTTTTACAAAAACAAAAACAAAAACTATTACACGGCGCAAAGTTCATAAGTATATTATGTCTGGTACGGGTATAGTAGATGATTTGGGCTATATTGCGGGTAAGCATATTCCTATTGTGCCCTTCTATGGTAAGCGTTGGTTTATTGACAATGTAGAAAGGTGCATGGGGCAGGTAAGACTCGCCAAAGATACGCAGCGCCTTAAAAATATGCAAATTTCTAAAATGGGTGAAATTGCTGCTTTCTCTACCGTAGAAAAACCTATCGTTACCCCACAGCAAATAAATGGTCATCAAGTTTCATGGTCTAGGGATAACATAGATAATAACCCCTATTTGCTGTTAAACCCCATACTCGATGCCCAAGGGCAGCTATTGCCAACAGGGCCTATTGCCTATACTAAGGTGCCAAACATACCGCCTGCTATGGCTGCATTGTTGCAAATGACAGATGCGGATATGTCAGACTTGTTAGGCAATCAAGAGGCCGGTGAAGTTGTAACACCAGGTACTTCAGGTGTAGCTATTGACTTGGTGCAAGCTAAGCTTGATATGCAAACCTTTATTTATATCTCTAATATGTGCAAAGCTATTAAGCGTTCTGGTGAAATTTGGCTAGAAATGGCTAAAGAAATCTATGTAGAAAAAGACCGTAAACGCAAAACTGTTA